TGGCTGCTCATTCAGCAGCCACCAGTAATCGTGATCGACCGACTTTCGCGCGCCGTCTGCCCGCTCATAGATCGTTAGCGGCATGGATGCGATAGAGCCTGCGATCAGGCGGCGACAGGCGTAGACAGCCGAGACGCGTTGCGCCGTCTCTGGGGTCACGTTGACGCCAGCTGGGGCCGGTGAAAGGTCGAAAATCTGGCCCATCTTGAACGCATCGCTGCTGGGTGCTGGCGCAATATCTGCCATCGCCTCAAGCGGCTTTCGCGGAATTGTCCAGCTCATATCAGCACGAACCCCTGTGTAATTTCTGCGCTCTCACTGACCGAACTTGTCGCCGATCCTAGCGCCATGGCGAGCGCTACCATGCCGTCAATGCGTCCGGTCGCCTTGCTCTTGTCCAGCTTGCGATTCCCTGCCGGGTCTTTGATCGCGACCGCGTTCGCCGCGCACCATCGCAAGACAGGATTGCCGCCGTGCCGGATTCGGCCCTGCAGAACTTCCGATTCAAGCGTGTCGAGTGCCGGAGACATATCTTTGAACCCTTGACCAAACGGCACCAGCGGCAATTCAACGCCTCGCCGCGACAACTCTGCCTTGAGCACGTCGATGCGCCAGCGATCAAATGCAATCGCCGAAACATTCCGCTCGTCGCATGCCTCAATAAGTCGATCCGCTACCACGCCGTAATCGACACTTGCCCCAGGCGTCAGGGTGATGAATCCCTGATCGGCCCACACGTCATAGGGCGCGCGGTCGCGGTGCGCGCGATCCGAAACACCGTCCATCGGGGCGAAAAAATCCGCCTCGACGTGCCAAGTTCCGTCGTCGTCCTTCGCGACAGTGACCATAGCCGTAAGGTCGTTGCGCGCCGACAGGTCAAGCCCGATAACAGCGCCTGCGTTCTGCAGTACGTCGTGATCCGGTTCGCCGCTGCACGCATCCCAAGCCGTGCGGCTCATGAATGGGCTGCGAATGTCGATCCGCTGATTCAGCACCAAATTGCGATAACTCGCCTCACGGCTCGGCATGCGCTTGGCTGAATCCGCCTGTTCGCGTACCTCAGCCCGATTCATAAACACGTCGAGATGCGGATTTGCGGCTGCAATCGCCGCATCAGAAAACGGGTCAACATCCTCCGGTGCCGTGTAGAGCACCACCTTTGTGCGCGGGTCTTTGCCTGTTTTCGCGTCGTCAATCAGCAGTGACAGCAGGTCGGCATCTGTCGGTGCCTGCGTCGAAATGATGATTGACAGCGGCTCCTCTTGCGCGCCTGCCGCAGTTTCGAGCGCCTCGTATAGCTCCGAGCGTGGACCGCGCACCTGTCCCAGCTCGTCGTGAACAGTGAATATCGGGCTGAACCCGTACGCCGTTGATGCCTCTGCGCTCAGAGCGCGATAAAGGCTGCCAAGCTCAGGACAAAAAAGCTGCTTTGCGGTGTCGCGGACAACGACATAAGCGTTCAGGTCCGGCGACATGCGCACCATTTTTGCAGCCAATGCAAACAGAATCCCCGCCTGTTCGCGCGATTGCGCAGCGCTGAATAGCTGGCTGTTCGGTTTCGCCTCCGGCCCGCACAAGTGCAGCAGCAGCAGGAACGCGCTGAACGTGGTCTTTGCGTTTTTGCGGCCCATCGAAAGAATGAACCGGCGTGTCGGCGTGTCGTAAATCTTGCGAAGCCAATCGCGCTGTTCGTTCGTCAGCTTTACCGGTTTGCCGACCAGTTTCCCTTCTGGCACTCGGCAATGATCCTCAATCCATTGCGCGTTGCGTTCCCCGCGCGTCAGTTTCCCGTCTGCCATGGTCGATTACCTGTCGGCTGGTCAGACTTGACGCCAGTCGTCTTCGCGCTGATCCGACTGGACGGACTCAGGCGCAACTTGACGGACAGTTGCGCCATCGCTGACGCCTGCGTGACAACAAGCGACTGCGCTGGATTAGCGTAACGCTTGCCGCTGGCGTCTTCAATCGTCACGCCATTGGCTTCTATTTCAGCGCACGCTTGCAGGTAAAAATCCCATGCCTTGCAGTATGCCGCTAGCAGCGGAACATCCCCAGGCCGGAAAAAGTCGGCGGGCAAACTGTCAACGATCTTTTGCCAAAGCGACATTTGACGCTTGGTCAAAATGTCCTCGTCTGGCTGCAATCGTGCGCCTGTGACGTGAACAACCGCCATATCTGCGAGGCTCTTTGTCCCTCGTTTGCCTGCCATTTTCACTCCGGTTCGCGTGCGCGCGTGGGTCGATTTGTTGCGATTACTGAAAATAGAGGGGGGCGCGCAATGGATTGAAGATCATTGCCGAGTGCCAGAAGGAAAACTGGTCGGTAAGCCTGTAAAGCTGACAAACGAGCAGCGCGATTGGCTGCGCAAGATTTACGACACGCCGACCCGTCGATTCATTCTTTCTATGGGCCGGAAGAACGCGAAGACGACGTTCAGCGCGTTTCTGCTGCTGCTGCACCTATGCGGACTTGAAGCAAAGCCGAACAGCCAACTGTTCAGCGCGGCGCAATCGCGTGAACAGGCGGGTATTTTGTTCGCATTGGCCGCAAAGATGGTCCGCATGTCGCCGGATTTGACAGCGTATGTGATCGTACGCGACACCGCAAAGCAACTGTTCTGCCCTGAGCTTGGCAGCCTTTACCGGGCATTGAGCGCGGAGGCGTCAACGGCGTACGGGTTCAGTCCGGTGTTCACCGTCCACGACGAATTGGGCCAAGTTCGCGGACCACGATCAGAGCTTTACGAGGCGCTTGAAACTGCAGCAGGCGCGCAAGAGGAACCGCTGTCGATCATCATTTCGACGCAGGCACCGACTGATGCAGATTTGCTGTCGCTGCTGATCGACGACGCGAAAACAGGCAAAGACCCGCGCACAAAGGTTGTTCTCTACACGGCACCGGAGGACATAGACCCGTTTTCAGATGCAGCGATTGCTGCGGCAAATCCGCACCTAGACGTATTCATGAATCGGGCCGAAGTTCGCGAACAGGCTGATTCGGCCAAGCGCATGCCGAGTCGTGAGGCGAGCTATCGCAATCTTGTGCTGAATCAGCGCATAGACATTCGCAGTCCGTTCATGAGTCGCACGGCATGGGACGCGTGCAGCGGCGAACCTGATCACGACGTGCTGCAGAACGCAGGCGCGGTGATAGGGCTTGACCTGTCAGCACGCAATGACCTAACGGCAATGGTCATGGTGGCAAAGGACGACGACGGCACTTGGCACATCAAGGCCGACTTTTTCGCACCGATGGACGGCGTACAGGACCGCGCGCACCGCGACCGCGCGCCGTACGACGTGTGGGCAGATCAGGGATTCATCACCCTGACGCCTGGGGCAAGTGTCGATTACGGCGTTGTTGCGGATTGTTTGATTGAGGCATGCGAAGAACACGACGTTTCTGCTATTGCGTTCGACCGCTGGCGCATCGACGTGCTCAAGGCAGAGTTGTCGCGGCGCGGCGTCGAATTGCCGCTGGTGCCGTTCGGGCAGGGATTCAAGGACATGTCGCCCGCACTCGACACGCTGGAATCGGAAGTGCTGCAGGGCCGAATCCGGCACGGTGGAAATCCGGTCCTGCGCTGGTGCGCGGCGAACGCGGTCGCGATCAAAGACCCTGCAGGGAATCGCAAGCTGGACAAGAGCAAGGCTACCGGACGCATTGACGGCATGGTGGCGCTCGCAATGGCGCTCGGATCGGCGACAAGTTCGGTCAGTGAGAGTGCAGAAATTACACAGGGGTTCGTGCTGATATGAGCTGGACAATTCCGCGCAGACCGCCTAGCGCAATGGCAGACATATCGCCAGCCCCAAGCAGCGATGCGTTCAAGATGGGCCAGATTTTCGACTTGTCACCGGCTCCTGCTGGTGTCAACGTGACGCCGGAAACGGCGCAGCGCGTCTCGGCTGTCTACGCCTGCCGCCGCCTGATCTCAGGCTCTATCGCATCTATGCCGCTGACGATCTACGAGCGGGCAGACGGCGCGCGGAAGTCTGTCGATCATGATTATTGGTGGCTGCTGAACGAGCAGCCC